TTCCGGTTGAGTAGATCTCAGTCGGAGGGAACGCACCTATGACGCCTCCCACTTGGATGCTTCCGCCACTGTCGACGGTGTTCACGACGAGCTTAGCCCCGGCTGTATTGACCAACGTCGTGTTGTTAAAACCCCCGAATGAATCGAAAGGATTGCCGTCTCCGACATTCTGCGCATGGATCTCGTTTCCACCGAAATCAAGCGTGCTGGCCGATGGTGTCGCCATGTCGAAGTAAGAGATGGTCAGCGTGTCCACCAACGTTACGGTGAGGTCATTCGGACCAGCGTAGACGCCACCCGCAATAAGTTTGCCGTTGCTGGTTAGTTTGCAGTCAGCGTACATTGCAAACGAATTGTTCTCGTTCTCATCGAACGTCATTCCTGCGCCAAGAGTGAGGTCCCCATAAAGGCCAAGCTCTCTGCCGTTTCCGTTATAGGTGCCTGTGTATCCGGTGAAGTTTGCGTCCCCGCACAGTATGCTGTTAGAAACCATCCCAGCGTCCGGAGATTCTGCGTCCAGGTAGATGTCGCTGCCTGGACCGTTTGCCGTTGGCGGGGTGAAGTTGGTCACCGTGAAAAAGTCAGCGCTGACGTAGCCCCTGAAGAACTTCTTCGGGACAATGGCTTTTGCTGGGGTGTAGCTCATACGATGCTCCATTCATAAGTTGTCTCGTAGATCAGCGTGAAAGACTCGCCAGCTACGGCGGTGGTGAGGTTCGACGCTATGCCTTCAATGTCTTTGCCATTCCTGTTGATTGTCAGCGTGTTCGCACCGGTTCCGATATTCTTGATCGTGACCTTGCGACCGTTGGCTGGTGCAGCCTCCAACTCAATCGTGACGTCACCAGCGGTGGTGTTGGCCAGGATGTTTTGGTCGGTGGACAGCACCGAGTAGTCGATGGCCGTGCTGACGATCTCTTCGGTCAAGCCGTCATACCCACCGCCCCCAGAGGGGTCTGCCCACTTGACGCCAAGAGGTTGAGTAGAGTCGGCAGTCAGGACTTGAGTATTGGTCCCGACCGGAAGACGAGCAGGAGTATTGTCCGCACTTGCCACGATCAGGTCGCCCTTGGCGTCCACGAAGGCTTTTGCGATGGACGCGGCAGCGGCAGCGGCAGCCGAACCTACGGGGTCGGATGCAGCTTCAGCCGCAGCTTGAGCGGCAGCAGCTTGAGAGGCGATTCGCGATTTGGCCGCCTTTTGCGTGGCGATCAACGCATCAGAGTTCGCGGCCATCGTCGCGTCCGTGTCGAAGTCCAGCGATCCGGCTGTGCCGGTACCGCTAACTTCGCTCACGTTCTCGACAATCTCCTCCTCCAGCGAGTCCTTGTCGGCATCGTTTGTCTCGATTTCGGTGTAGACGTTCAGAGCCTTGAGGTAGTACAGCTTGGGAGGCATGTGGTTTGTCCCTTCGACACCTTAACCCACGACGCCATAAACGCCGTGGGTGGTGCCGTCTAATTGAGGGAGGTCAATTAGGCCGGAGGATTGGCAGTCGGACGAGTGCCGAGAGCCAGGACAGCCACAGCCGCCACCGGGATGTTGCCCGTGTTGGCAGCAGGCGTCAGCGTCAAGCGGACATACCGCTTGTTGCCGACGTAGCCGATTTTGCGGCATTCGCCGTCGTCTGCGAACGTGGCCGAAGCAAGAGCCTCGGTGCCGTTCAGATCGCCGTCCGCAACCGCAGCCGCATCGCTGAGGCCGGAGTCATCGCCTTCCTCCATGAGTGCGGTGAGGGTGGCATCGGCATCCGACAGGGTGCCGAGAGTGATCAAGAACGCGAGGCTATCAAAGCCTCTGCGGTCGATGATCGCTGACACCGACGCGGTGTTGTCCGTGATGACGACCGGCGTGATAGCCGCTCGCACATCGATTTTGCTGATCAGATCGCGCATTGTGTGTTTCCTTGGGATTGAGAGAGTTTGTGGAAGAAAGACCGCTCGACTTGGCACTGCGCCCCATCACCCTCACCAACACGGAAAGGAAGACGCAGTGCTAAGTCTTTGAGCATTAGACCGCAGCCAGCTTCAGGATCTTGCCAGCCTGCGAGTTCAGCATCGCACCGCCAACACGGCGGGTCGTGTAGAACTGCACGAACGGCTTGGCCGAGTACGGGTCGCGCAGGACACGCAAACCGATTCGGTCAACGATCTGATAGAACTCCTGCCAGTCGGCCAGGACGCCCGACAGACTGTTGCTAGCCATGTCCTGCAGATCAGCCATCTCCACGATGGGATTGCCCATCAGGGTGGAAGGCTGGCCAGCAGCGAGTCCCGGCTGCCACATGTAGTGGTCGTTCTGCGTGCCCTTGATCTTCCGGATCGCCGCGATGCCGAGACGCTGGAAGCCCCACACGGCGCGAGCGCGATGCTCGCCCTTGAGCTTGTAGTAGGCGTTGACGATTCCATCGCTCGTGAACACCCCTGCACCCACGTTCACCTGCTCCACGGTATCCGGAGCTTCGGTGGTTGCGTGAGGGTAGGACAGGAAGCCACGCGGTTTGTTCGCGCCGTCGCCCGAGACGAAGGCAGTCGCTTCGTCGCGACCGAACTTCTTGGACACCTTGTCAGCGAGCCATTGCTCGATGTTGACCGCCGAGTCGTCGAGCAACTTCTGCGTCGCGCGAGGATTGGCGAACATCTCGTGCACCGGGATGCGCCAGCTTCCGATCTGCGGGGTTTCGGTTTCGGCACGAGTTCCCGTCTCGTTGACCCAACCCGACGAGGCTTCGTCGTTGTCGTGGATGCCTTCGAGCGCATCGGTCGAGATGGTGATCACGTTGGCAAGCTGCCGAACCGGTGAGGATTCGTAGATCTTGCCGACCGTGCGACCGTTGACATCTGCATGGACAGTGTAGCCGCCATCCGCGTCACTCTGGACCGACAGCGATTTCTTACTGGGGTCGTAGGTGAACTGCTTGCTCTCGCGGTTGTCCGAGTCGATGCCTTTGCGCAGGAAGCGGTTGTACAGACCCTTCGTCTCGATCCAGTCCTCGGGCATTTCGTTGCCTTTGGCGTCGAGCACGCGAGTCGTGTTGCGCTTGAGAGCCGTCTCGATCAGGTCGAGCTTGGCTTTGTGTGCGTCGAGTTCGGAGATGCGGGTGTTGATCTTGTCAACTTTCGCTTCCAGTTCGGCGTCCTTGTGGCCCTTGCCGAGCTTTTCGATGCGCTCGTTGTTGTGGGTCTTGAACTCCGCGAAGGCCGTGCCGAGTTCGGCAATCGTCTTCTTGATATCCAGAGTCTCGTCTGACATTGCTATCCTTTCAGGATCTTGAGTGTGTTATTGATTACGCTCAGAAGGTCCTGGTCGGCAACGTCCCGTTGCTTGAATCCAGAGTAGACGCTTGCCAAGAACGCCTTGGCATCTGAGTGAGAGAACTTGCCTACGTCCCGTAGGAAGTCCTCCGCTTCGCGTATCGTGAGTGAACTTTTGGTAAGCAGCAACGACTTGACAGCCGTGATTTTTGCTTTGGGATTCATGGGCGAAGGCGTCACCGAAACCTCTTTCACGTCGAGGTCAATCAAGGTGCGGATGCCCGTCTTTTCGTCGTACTTGGCTTTGCGTGTGTAGTAGCCGATCGACAAGCCTTTTGGTCCCTTGCTCTTGAGCATCATGTAGGTCTGTTCGACCTTCGGGATTCCTTTGCCGATCCACAGTTGGCCAGTCATCAACAAGCCTCGAGCATTGGCCTTCATGCCAGTCCAGTCACCAATCGGCTCGCGCTCGTCGTGGCCGAAGTAGAGTCCCGGCATTGAGTCGTTGCTCTTGTGCTCGTCCACTGACGCGTCGAATGCGCCCTTCTCGATGACGTCCTTGCCGAAATCCACATTGCCGAAATACGCACCGTAGCCCTCAAATGAGCCGTCAGCGCTCAAGTCCTTAAGCTCAAACGAAAGATGCTTCGTCTCCAAGGTGGGGGGCACGTGGTCCTTTGCGGTGTCAGCCATTGTAACGCCTTTCGTCCAGCGCACAAGTTGCGTGTCGTCGTGGTCGCGTATGAGAACCAGCACTTGACAAAGAATGGTGCAGCATCATGGACTCACAGATCGCCTAGCAGGATCGGGTTGGTGCAGATTGCACGAAACAGACCACTAGCAGGGTTGGCGCTCAAGGCAGCGTGTTGGTTCCAACAGCGCACCTGGACCTGGAAGCCGACCATCATCCGAGCCGTGAAGTGGACACGTCCCATGTTCGCGCCACTGGCGAACACATCAGGCGGATAACTTAGCGTCACACCACAGATAGGCGCGGCTCCGGGGACCGGGATCACAAGGTCCTGGTGCGCGAGTGGCAGAATCAAGCCGAAGTCCAGCACAGCCGAGCCGATGCGGGTCGGTCGCTTTGGCTGGTGCCACGCTTCCTGTGCAGCCTCCGACCAATCAAAGGCGTCGACGACGTTCTGTGCTGCCGTCTGTTGTGGTCCCGTAGCTGCAAGCGCGAAGTCGATTATGACACTGGCCGACACGCCGAGGGTCCCGATGGACACGCCAGTGATCGGGCAGACTGCGGCGACTTCTTCGTGCAAGCGTTGGGCGAATTGGGTGTTGCTCATGCCATCACCGACCCGATGATGCCGACGTTAGCGACCGCGTGCGAGGAGTTGCCATACCAAGACTGCGTGCCGACTGCGCCCGAGCCATACTCGTTCCATGACAGATAGTGACCGCCGATTCCTGGCATGCCGACGTAATCGCACGAGCCGTCTGCGTTGAGAAGACCCGCAAGGTTCTCAACAGTGACCAGTCCGCCCTTCCCGTCGTTGCGCTTGGTAGAGTTAAGGCCGAGTCCCGCTGCGACCACGACTTTGACGGAGGAAGTATCGACCTGAAAGTTGAGCGCTGCCCAAACGACGCCTCCCAGAGTCGGTACCACGAACTCGACTTGATTACCAAGAGTTGCACGAGCTTGTCGCCATACGGCGGTCGAGTAGCTCCAGGAGTTAGTGTCCTCCTTCACGCCAAGGAGACGCTCAACTTGGTTGTAAGTGTTGGCGAGCATGCGCTTGGAACCGGAAGAGCTACCATTGATGAAGGAGTCTTCGGTTGTGGTAGCGGAGGTCGCCTCGAACGTCCCGATATGCAAGCGCGTCTGATCGGCGTTCTTGCAAAGCTTGCCCCCAAGAAACTGCAAGTCAGCTACACGGCGACGACGTTGCCATGCTGTATGAGTGCCAGACTGCGAGCCAGACGTGTTGATGGCAGTGACCAAGTCGGTGAGAAGGCAAAGCTGATAGGTATCCGCTGTGCTGTTCATTATCCAGTATCGGGTGTTGGCAACGAGTCCGGTCGGCAGCGCACCATCGGTCGTGAACACGATAGGATCGCCATTCGCCATGCCATGCGCGGTGTCGGTCACGACTCCTGGGGAAGCGATAGTAACGGTGATGACCGAACTGTAGAACGGCGAGTGCTCGAACGCTGGCACACCCGCATTATCGAATGCAAAGACGTCACGCGGGACAAACGGAGTCACAGTGCCGATCGGGATCGTCGTCTCGGGAAACTCACGCTTCGCCCAGAAGGTGCCGTTCCACAGGTTGATGTTGTCGTGGATGTATGGCGTGTAGATGAGGTCCGTCTTGCCGATCTGGTCTGTGTTGGTGACCGGTACGCCTCCGCTTTGTAGCGTTAGTCGTCCGCCGGGAGTGGAGAACGGAATCGGCATGCCGAAACCAGGGAACACGATCCAACCAGGGATCAAGGTGTCGTACAGGTAAGCAACTCTCTGACCTGTGTGATAGAAGAACTGGCCGTTGACCGGAGCCGGATCTGCTGGGAAGTCGTCCAGTCGCTCGAACACGGCTTCTTGCAGTTCGTTCTGGTTGAGGCCAAGATGGTCGTATTTCTGGATCGTCATATGAGGTACATCGTCCCAGCAACGACTTTGCTAAACTTGACGATCACGTTGTTTTCGTCAAGGTAGAGTTCGTTGCCATAAATGCGCTCGCCGCTTTCGTTCACTGTCACAATAGCGGGGAACCGACCCAAGTCGTGCTGCACGATCCACTCGTCAGACGAAACCTGCACAAAGGTCGAGGTCACGTTAGGACCAGCGCTGCTGCCCCAATCGTCACCCGTCCGGTTGATGAACGCACCGTCTGCAGGCTCGTTTGTGAGTCGACCGACGAAAGGCATTACTCTTCCTCCTCGTCCGGTTCTTGGTTATAGACGAGCACGCACCTGCAGTTGATCACGTTGCCAGCCGAAGCTGACGGATCGCCTGGGTACATCATCGGCTCTTCACCGTCAGTCGACGGGACGAGGAATGGCTCGTTCATCGCGACCACATCACCGTCGACCTCGCCATGGTCTTCCCGCGTGCGTGCATCTTCGGTCGCGACCCACTCCTTGGTGACGGCACCGATGGACTTCGCACTCTCAAACGAGGCGACGAGTGAAGCCGCGTGTACTTCCGTGCGTGCGATCACGTGTGCGCGGACCGCACCAATCGATTCGCCGGTCTTCTCCACGATGCGCTTGCCTATCTCGGCTCGAGTGAGGCCGTTCTGTATGCCGTAGGACACGGCTCTATTGATGCGTGTCTCGGTCGTGGCCGACACCTTGACGACCTTCTTGGCCGCGTTGGTCTGGGACCACTGCGCGATAAAGGACTCAAGTTCGTCTTCGGCGTCCTTCGTCTCCAAATGTGGCACGAGCGCCTTCACAGGCGCAGCCTTGAGAATGCGTAGCGAGAACGCCTTCATGACGGACAGGTAATAAGCCTGGAAGATCTTAAGCAACCTATCTGCGTGGTCGGTCATTGCACGACCATAGGTGCCGGTCTTCTCCCACGACGTCGACGCTTCCCGAGCGACACGCTCAAACTCGCTCTTGAGCCGTTGGCCCATGGCACGCTCGTACGACAGACGCAGCCGAAACTGAGCCAACCACTCACGC